TTGAAGCAATCAGTTACTGCTACGAAGCCGACTTCGATCTCTGCCTTGACTGCAAACATGTTGTGCTGCCACAGGTTGACCTGTCCTGTTCCGATGGTCAGTGTTGCCTGATTGGAGATGTCGATCTTGACGCCCTCAACTGTTCCGTACAGGGCCTTTGTCCAGTCGCCTGCGAAACCGATCGTGTCCGGCTTCGCTGCTGTGCCGCTTCCTGAAGCGTTGCCTGCGCCATACAGACCTCTTGAATACTCTACCGGCTGACCGATCAATCTTGGGATAGCTCCCTCAGCCACGTTGTTGATGAAGAGCGGACGGCCGTCATTATCCAGGGCAGAAAGCATCTCACCCCTTGCCTGCGGTGACATTGCGAATCCGTTGATATCTCCGCCGTGAGCTGCGATGTCAACGTCAGCTGCTACCAGAGCCTTATAGAATCCGCCTTCGCCACTTGCGTTAACATCGATGGACTGAGCCGTACATCCGGTCAGCACGTCGAAGCCTGTTCCCGGAGTCGTTCCGTTGAATACTGTAGCGTCGAACTTCTTGCCGAGTGCGCCCGGGAGTCTGTTAACGAGCTCATCATAGAGAGCCTTATAGTCTCTTGCGAACTCATCTGAGAATGGTACGATGACTGCCAGCTTGTAGCCCTTCATGACCTTCTGGCTGAGTCCCGGGTTGGATACCGGCTTGGAATCCGTTTCTGCTACCCAATTAGCCTCCGGATCAGATGTGATCATAGGAATGGTCAGACCGTTTCCCGGAAGTGTGATCTGGCGCGCCAGTTTCATGACTGCAGATTCCTCCTGCGTCTTCTGAATGATCTCAGCGGAGATCTCGCCTGGCAGTGTAATGTTTGTTCTGTTAGTTGAAATACCTGGCATGTTTATTTTCCTCCTGCTTGTAAGCTTTCCTGTACCCATTCAGCGAACTGATCACGGGTACTTCCTCCTGTGCCGGGCGGATTCACTTCGCCCTGATCCTTGACGACCGGATATGCGCTTGGCTTTGCAAATGCAATGATGTCATCTGCCTGCTTCTCGCAAGCTTCCTGCGTCTCGGCGGTGAGCAGACCTGCCGGCACACCTTTTTCTTTTGATACGCTCTCGCGAATCGTTCTGATCTTGTCTGCCTTTTTCATTCCGTCCAGTTCCTTTTGCAGCGCGTCCGCTTTCTCTGTGGCTTTTTGCAGCTCGGTCTTCGATTCTTCTTCGAGTGCGTCAAACTTCTGAGCCTTGGCCTTCAGCTCCTCATAATTCTCGTACTTGGCTGTCAGTTCCCCGACACGCTTCTGCACGACGGCGTTGAGTTCCGCCTGCGTGAAGGTCTTCTCTTCCGTTTTTGTTGTTTCCTGAATGTTGTTTTCAGTTTTTTCCATCGTTTTACCTCCTGATGTATGAGTTGATCCGCGTTTAGCCACGCGTTGGCAATAAAAAAGCACCCGTTAAGGTGCTAACTTGACTTTATGGTATTATGCTCTCTATCATAGCCGCTTCATCCGGGCTGTCGATATCGCAAGTGTAATCGTTGATCGCTACGTAACTGTTATAGTCGATCGTGTTGAACTCTTGCCCGCATATGAGCGTCCATAGTTCCCAAACGATTGGATGTCTTTTATATACTCCCCGATCATTCCAGTATTTCAGTGAATGGATCGCGCTCTTCAGAAGATCTGTGTTTCCGACTTTCAATGCGAACGGCTCGGCCCATGGCTTTGGATATTCAGGAGCAAAAGGCGGCGCCGAGGCAAAGAGCTGGATCCGTGTCGTTTCGGTCTCAACGATCGTCTTTATCGCTTCCGGCGAGAATATAACGTCCCCGAAGACATAGCATACCGGTTCTTCTGTCGGGTAAAATGCATCGCACCAGAATCCAACGATTCCCCACCTGTCCACATGAAAACTGTTATTATGTTTCAGTACCGGAACGCCAAACTGCTTGAACACATCATTGTTCGAGCTTATGGCGATGTCTTCCACGCCATTCTCCCTCAGCAGTCTGATGGTCCTCTCTATAATCGGCTCTCCGTTGATCCTGGTCAATTGCTTAGGCTCTGGCCAGTGTTCGTAGGATCCGCCGCACATGATGTTGTATTTCATGTTTCCTCCAATAAAAAAGCACCTGATTGGGCACTTTTGGTGTACCTCAAGGGTGCTAACTTATACTATGTACTTGTCCGGATCTGCTTCATCCACCGGTGGGATCTCGTCCCACGATATCATGAGCTTGCGGATCCGCTTCAGCTCCTTCGTCAATTCCTCTATAGCCTTTACGATTGCCTTTGTGTCCTTATCCATTTTCCCTCCCACTAAAAAAGAGCCCGTAGGCTCTTCTGTTGTCATTGGTTCCATCCTTTAGTTTATATCCAAATTAGTTGGCATTGCATTTTCAATATTAACCGCAACTGCAAAAAAGATTTCAGGAAAATGTTCTTTCTCATCTGTGTGGAATAAGTCTGGATAGTAATCGATCGGCTTTTCTGACAAGTCAAAATACACATTAATTGCATCCTTTGTGTATTCCACACCTGTTCCTAGTCTGTCCTTATTGGACAGCACAAAATCAGCCCCGTATTTTTCAACGAGCATCTTGCCAGCTATTACCTTTGCCTCTTGTGCTGTAACCATATTACTTAACTCCTAGAATCTTATTAAACCATTCCTGCTCACTTCCAGAAAATTCAATGGTTTCTCCTTTCAAGTTGATTATAACACTCTTCTTTTGCCAAGTAAATAATCTTCTTAGAGTTATCCTGTCCTCTGGCGATGAAACTGGCATAGATATCACCGGATGGGAATGACTTGTCCATTCCCACTTTCCTTCTTTCAAGGTATTTTCTAATTCTTTTGGTATGTCCCACTTCGACCCATATCCCCGAAGAAGTATTTTCCTATTCCCTTTACTGAAGATTGCAAATTCATCTCCCGTTACCGCTGTCAATGCCGCCAAGTCTCTCGTATGCAAATTCTTTGCTTTTACTTCAATCCACTTGTATGGTTCCTGTACTCTTTCCAATAGCCGTTTTTGTCGTCTTATAAGTTTTGTTTTATCACTTCTTAATGAATCTAAATAGTCTCGATATTCGTTTGAATGCGATGCGATTACAAACTTATTGTCTTTCTCTATAAGTTTCGCATACGCTGCCCTTTTCTGTGCATTGATAAAGTCTTTGTTTGCAGCATATTCAGCCCTGCGCATTGAATTGATTTTATCCTGCCATGTATCGCCTTCGGCATTGTTATACATGTCCAGATATTCGTTTGGATCATAGCCTTCAATTTGCCCCGGACCGTTGAAGCTGATCATAAATGCACATTTGCAATTTGTGTGAATGTGCTCAGCATGATCACCGTTTATCGTCTTCTTCGATGCTCGTCTCCAACCATTTGACGCCAGCATGATGCAGAACGGACAAGCATCTCCGCTTGGTATCCAGGCAAAATATGCGCCGTCTCTCTTTGCATTCCTCAGTGTAGTTTCTTCGCCGGTCCTTTTGACCAGTTCGCTGACTGTACTCGGTACTGTACTCGGAGCCCTTTCAAGCGTACTTCTAATTGCCTTTTCCACATACTGTATGCTTTGCGTCGGTTTCGGCTCTGCAGGCGGTACACGGACTTTTTCTATCTTGGCTACCTCATCATACATCTGGCACGATGTTGCCGATGCCGCTTCACCATATTTTGTCGCTAGCGAATATGCTACCGTTATAAGCTTTTCAACGTCATCAGTGCCGTGTTTATCTATCCACTCCTGCATTTTACGGCCCGCAGTTTTATTGATCTTAGAGAGCTTCGTAACGTAATTATTCCAGTCCTTCCTCGTTAGTTTCATTCTCTATCTCCTCCAGGATCGTCATGCCGCGTTTTCTGCTCTCCTGAGCTTTTATCCTTCGGATATCAGCCTGATCAAATCCAACCATTTCCAGATAAATATCGGTGCTTGCAAACTCCTGACGTGATGAGGCTATTTTTACTGCTGCATCTGCAGTCGCTGCTATGGATGGCATAGCAGGATTTTTGAAATGTGCAACGATCTCCTTCTGCCCCGGATCAAGTTCCTCTATCGTTGTGTTGTTTGCTATCGCCAGAGCCATTAACGCAATCGTCCTTAATGCATCGCCATTACCTGCGTTCAGATCTTCCGCAAGCTGGATCAGCGTCTGTGACTGCGCCAGTATCGCATCGGAACTGGTTGGATTTGCATCATTCACCACACCTGTGTCTGTAACGCTCAGCCCTGTTGCAGCAGAAAACTGTGTCGCAAGCATTCTGAGCATCTCAACGTGAGGAGACAGCGTCCCCTGCTGCAGCTGTCCGAAGGAAGGTTTTTCACCGGTCTCCGGATTTGTTGTCGACGCCAGTATGTTCCCGATGTACTGTCTGAACTTCTGATTTACGACTTCATCAAATTGCTCATCCGTTACCCCCAGCAGATATTTCTGTGGCGCTGTTGAAAACTCCAGTCCAATCGTCGCATTCGCAAGCGTTCTGACATATCCCTGAATAAGTCTTCTGACCGGTTCCTTGATTCTGGACCGGCCAAAAGGCTTTGATGATGTAGCATTCCAGATCAGCGGCTCCATCAAAGGCCGTCCCATGATATGCGGTCTCTTTTCCGCTTCCCAAATGTTGTTTTTCTTTGCGAGCACCCATATGGCATCATCCGTATGCAGATTGATAAGTGATGGATGCCATGTCGATTTCTGTGATTCATCCGGGACTGTATCGATCACCGCCATTCCGCAATCGATCCTTCCCTTCTCCCCGTTCCAGAGCGCCGCTGCAGTCAGCGGTGTATGGAACCTTATAGCGCATCCAGCTTCCGGATCCGCTCCGAGAGTCGCAAATGTACAACCGTATTTCAGCTCGTCGCGGCAGTTTTTCCTGTACTCAGCAACAAGCCTGTTTGCTGTTACTATCTTTTTAAGCTGTTCGTCAGGATCGCCATTTTCTCCAACGAAACCGTCAAACATTGACCTCGCTGCCAGAACGTCTACTGTCTTTGCGCCCCATTCGCAGCCTATCTCAAGGCCGGCAAATCCATCCGGTAATGCAATGCCAAGATTAACCTCACCCAGAGATATGTGTCCCTCGTAATATTTATTCTTTTTTTCGTTTTTGCTTTTGTGATAGTTGTATACCTCGATCAGTTTTTTGAGTTTGTCTCTTTCCAGCTGACCAAGTCCTATTACCTTGTCCGGTGAAATGTTCAATTCCATTTTTTTATCCCACTCTCATTCTTCTGTTTGGATCTCATTTTGAGTTCTTTGCTCCCCATAATGCAAGGGCGGCCGCTTCAATCGGGATTGAGTTGTCTCCACCGAACCCCCA